GATAAACTCCGACAATTCTGGATTTGTTTCGTGTATATCTCTAAACTTTATATTGTCGTTTTTAGGGTCTATTTTTGGTGTCCAACCCTCGTGGTACACATACAAATCAAATGGCCAATTATATGTACTCATAAATCTATGAGCATAATAATCGTATAATTTTTTATTAAATGTCGTTACAAATGCTATTTTCATATCCTGCTCTCATTATATAATAACTGTCAATAATATCAGTTATTGGATTATTTAATTTTTCTTGGTCAAATACTTTCATCAAATTAATACCTTGTGTTGCTTTAAAGGTATCATACATCATCTGCTTATCAGCATTACCTTTACCTGTAGCAAACTTCTTAATAACACTTGGAACTATTGTTTTACAAGTGTATTTTTTTTGTAATCTATATTTAAGAATACCCCCATTTTCAGCAATTTGAAATATTGCTCGGCCTTTTGAACCGTAGGAATAACCTTCAATGAAAATGATTTTTTCTTCTTGTTTTTTATGTAGTGTTTCAAGGATATGTAACACCCAATCGGATAAGTTTTTAAATCTCTCAATAGGTCCATTATTTTCTTTAAGTCTATAACCAATCACATTCTCCATCATAATGCCTTCGTATTTTTTTTTACCTGTTAAGTAATAGAAATTACAATCACTGAAAGATGTTCCACCATTATTAGCAACACAAACAGCAGGACTATTTAAACTATAATCAATTCCAACTATCGTCTTCGGGGTCTTCGTTAATAGTTTCTTCTCTGTCAATGTTTTCAATTCTGTCTTCTTCATCATCCTCCAATTCAACCGCATAACCACAGAATGGACAGGTCATAGGTTCTAAGTCCTGAATATTAATGTCCCATTCTACGATATATTTAGTTTCGCAGGAAGAACAGTTTTTGTGAGATATTTCTTTTATCTTTTTATTTATCATTATAGTTTAAACTTTTTAAATTGATCTTTCTCTACGTCTTGTTTAATTCCACCAATTACATAGCTTTCAATTTCTGTTTCTTGTGGAGCAGTTTGACTTGATCTACTATTCAACCAATGGTCGACCCAAGGTAACGGATTTGTTTTTTGATTATATATAGGATTTAATTGTATAGCTTTCATTCTTCTATTTGCCATATACTCAACAAATTGGTGTAACAATTTTTCTGATAACCCAATCATTGAACCTTTTGAAAATAGATAAGTTGCCCATCTTTTTTCTTCACCAACAGCTTCTTCATACATCTTTAAAACTTCTTTTTCTGAATCTTTAATAACCTTTAACATTTCTTTATCGTTCTCGTGGTCTTTCCAGTTATTAATAATTCTTTGTGACATAGCCAAGTGTTGACTTTCATCTCTAGCAATAAACGAAATAATCTTTGCTGATCCTTCTAATAGTTTAAGTTCACCAAAAGCAAAACTACAAGCAAACGATACATAAAATCTTAAACCCTCTAATATATTAACTGATACCATAGCAAGGTATAATTTTTTCTTCAATTCATACATATCAACTTTATCAGGTGTAAGTGTCCATTGGTAACCCATTTTAATTAAATCATCATAGGTTTTTGTAACACTAGCCGCTCTTCTTTCAATTCTTTCATCTTCAAGTATGGTATCAAAAACTTCTCCTGGATCTGAATATAAATTTTTAATAACATATGTATAACTTCTACTATGTATAGTTTCAATAAAATCCCAAGTTACAATACAACCCTCTAGTTCAGGTAAAGAACAAAAAGGTAAAAAGGCTAAACAAGGTCCTCTACCTTGTACACTATCTAACATTGTTTGATATTTTAAATTAGATGTAAAGATAAATTTTTGTTGTTCAGTTAAATTTTGATAATCGTTTCTATCTTTCTGTAAAGATATTTCTTCAGGTCTCCAAAAGTAACCGAGTTGTTGTTGATTTAACTTATCAAAGATAGGATATTTCATATCATCATACCGTTGAACCGCCAAATCAGGTCCAAAAAACATCAACTGTTTTGTCGAATCTATCCCCTTTGTTTTGTTAAACACACTTTTTGCCATTACTTTTTCTCCTTTTCGATATTATTAATTCCGTAAAAAAATTCTGTGTCATCACCAAATGTTGTTTTCTCTTTATCTTCCACTGAATATTCAATAGATGATACTTTAAAATCTGGAAACTTTAAAGTTTTAGGCGTATATGATTTATCTAATATCAGCATACGATTATTTGGTTGAGCTGCGAAGTACCCATTGTTTAATTTTAATATATTAAAAGACTTATGTTGTGTTGGCGCCTCGCTAAAAGTTGTGTTTAATCTATTACTATCTGGATTACAACTATCTATTGTAAACATATAAATTCCTTCGTGCCATTTTTTACTTGGAGAAAAATACTTTGATCTTTGCCCTTTGAGTAATCTTTTTTCAATAACTGTAATATCATAACTGAAACAATCCCATAATTCTAATTCTTCTAACTCTAAATCTCCTTCGAAGTCTTTTTTCCACACAAATGCCGATAACGGTAATTTGTCATATACTGCACCATATTCTGGTATATAAGTTTCAAAGTATAATGCTTTACCTTGTATAGACTTAACAGTTACCCAAACACCTTCAACCAATTCTCCGTGACCTCTCTCAAAGTCATATAGATATTCTTTTTTTACAAAGACTTCTACGTGTGGTAAATTAGCACATAAAAATGCCATTATCTGTTATACATTTCCTTTCCTAATTTCTTAAATCTTCCAATTGGTAAAGATACATACTCTCGTAACTGTTTACCTCTTTTGGTTATATACTCAATTATCACTCTTTTATCTTTAACTTTAGCTTGTATTGATTTAACTGCTCTTTTAAAACTTCTATCTTCTATAACTTCGATAGGTGTTTGCTCAGCGTCATCTTTAAAAAAACTGAAATTTCTTTTGTTTGCCATTATATATTACTCCTCTTTATTGATATTAATTAAATCTTGTTCACTGTATTTTGCTTGTACTGAAAACATATTTTGTTTTTTAGTGCGAATAGGTTTTAAACCGGTTTCTCTATTTAAAAATTTATAATCCAATTTCACCACATCAAAGTCTTGTTTTATCTTTTCAGCAATTGTATAAGGATCAAATTCAGCACAACTATAAACATCTAATTGTATCATAGCAGGTACTGGTTCGTCCCAAACGTGTATGGCAATATGACTTGTTTCAATCACAGCAATACCTGTAATGCCACGATTACCTTCCATATTACAATACTTCACATAAGGTCCCATTAATATCTTCATATCAATAAACACGATAAGGTCTTTTAGCCACTGTGTTAAGTATTCCTCCTCCTTTGGAGGATTGTTAACTTCAGCCCTAATGATGAGGTGTTTGTGTACTAGTAAACTATTTTTCATCTTCTATTTATTAATACTTATATATTACAAGCTTCACAATTTTCTTCATCTTCTTCTGGCTTATCTATAGGTGCGTCATAATCAATAGGATGTGCCGGTTCGTCTTCGTCTTTTTTACTATCGTATGTGTTTTGATAATAAGAAGTCTTCCAACCTAATTTATATGTAGTTAATAAGTCTTGTGCCATTACTGATAAAGGTACTTGTCCGTCTTCAAAATGTTCTGGATTGTATGACCAATTGCCTGATATGGCCTGGTCAAAATACTTTTGCATTACTGCTACTATATTGATATAACCCTCGTTTGATTTCATATCCCATAGTAGGGTATAATAACTTTTTAATTTTTTATAATCTGGTACAACTTGTTTTAGTGGACCTTTTTTAGATTTCTTAACACTTAAATAACCTCTAGGCGGTTCTATGCCGTTTGTAGCATTAGAAACCACACTAGATGATTCAGATGGCATTTGAGCCGAGAGTGTGCTATGTCTAAGTCCAGACTCTTTAATTTCTTTCCTTAAGGTCTCCCAATCATAAGTAAATTTACGATCAACAATCTCATTTACTTCTTTTTTGTAAGTGTCTATAGGTAAGATACCATCAGAATATTTTGTTCTATTAAAGTATTCACAAGGACCTTTTTCTTTAGATAATTGGTTACTTGCTCTTAATAGGTAATATTGGAAAGCTTCTGTTAATTTATCAACTTGTTTCCAACCTAATTTCTGTTCATATGAATATCCTTTTTTAGCAAGATAGTGTGCTAAACCAATATAACCTATACCTAAACTTCTTCGTGCCTTGGTAGATATTTCAGCGGCCTTAACAGGATAATTTTGATGATCTATAATTTCATCTAAACTTCTTACTGCTAAATCACATAAAGGTTCTAATTCATCTAAATCATTTATAGTTCCTACATTAATGGCTGATAGAATACATAAAGCAATTTCACCATCACCATCTATATGTTCAATAGGATCGGTTGGTAAAGTTATCTCCTGACATAAATTACTCATTCTAATTTTATCTTTAAATGAGGAGTGAGTATTACAATGGTCGATATTCATAATATAGATACGGCCTGTTTCTGCTCGTTCTTTTAATATACTACCAAATAACTCTTGTGCTGATATTTTTGATTTTTTTACTGATGTTTTTCTTTCAGCTGTTTTATATAGTTCATCAAATTCTGGAAAACCCCAAGCTTCATAGAGTTCTGGTACTTCGTGTGGAGAAAATAAAGTTATATCTTCGTTCTGAATAAATCTTTCATAAAATAGTTTTGATATTTGAATAGAATAGTCTAATTTTCTTACTCGGTTATCTTCACTACCTTTATTATTTTTAAGTACAATAATGTCTTCTATTTCTTGGTGCCAAATAGGAAAGTGAACAGTAGCCGAACCACCTCTAACTCCGTTTTGAGTACAACACTTAACTGTTGCCTCAAATTTTTTAAGGAAAGGAATAACTCCTGTATGTTGTACTTCACCACCTCTAATCCTAGAATTGATACCACGTATTCTACCAGCATTGATTCCAATACCTGCCCTTTGGGAAACATATGAACCAATAGCCATATCACTGGAGAAAATACTAGGCAAAGTATCAGCAACATCAACCAAAACACAACTAGCATACTGCTTGATAGGAGTACGTACACCTGCCATAACAGGAGTAGGAATATTAATTTTGAATTGTGAAATAGCGTCATAATATTTTTTAACATAAGTCATTCTCTTACTCTTTGGATATTTGGCAAATACGGTAGCCGATATCATCATATACATAAACTGTGGAGTTTCGTAAATATCTCCATTTGATCTATCTTGTACCAAGTATTTGTCTATTACTTGTCTTAATCCAGCATAAGTGAAAGTATAATCTCTTTCGTGGACAATCCAGTTTTCCATTCTGTCAAAATCTTTTTTCTCATAGTTAACTAGGATTTCGTTATCATAAATTCCTTTGTCAATACATTTTTTTATATGTTCATAAAAATGAGGATGATCCCAAAGTTTTCCAATAACTTGTTTTCTTAGTCCGTATAAAAGTAATCTGGCAGCTACGAATTGATAATTAGGCGCTTCTAATGAGATTAGATCGGCAGCTGATTTAATTAAAATTTGTTGAATATCGTCTGTAGAAATGCCATCATAAAATTGTAAGCCACTTGACATCTCAACTTGTGAAGCAGATACTCCACTTATGTCTTCACAGGCATATTCCACCATCTCGTGGATTTTTTCTATATTTAAAGGTTCGTTTCCTCGTACTCCTCTTTTAACGACATTAATTATCTTATCATTTACCATTTTTATTTTAAACCTTTTTCCAGTAATTTAGTTGTGTCAAAGCAGATAGCTTTGAGTATGTATTGTTACTTATAATATCAGATATCTTGTCTTTTGTCAACCCACAAATTATCATATCGTTTACATCTTTTAGTTGAATATCATCAGGCCATATTACAATATTATAACCTTGTTCTATCAATTTAGACATTCTATTCACAATTTCTTTGTTTCTTGGTTCGTTGTCAAATATATAGGTTATATTATTTGGTTGTACATTAGTAATCTGTAAATCAGCTCCGCCAGCTGCCAAACAATTATCAATAAACAAAGAATCAATTGGGCCTTCCACAATATGTATATGCTGTTGGAAGTTAATTCTTTCCAAACCAAATATTTTTTGTTTCGAATCATCTATTTTAATTGTTAGATATTTAGGTTGTTCATTACCAAATGATCTTCCTTGAAAAGCAAATAACTTTCCAGTTGAATCAAAAAAAGGTATAATCAATCGTGGATGATCTTTAGTTACTCTATAAGTCTTTGGTTTTACTTTATTAACTAAAGTCATAAACTTATCACAAAGATACAATATATCAAAATACTTTTTAGGTATTTTTCTATTCTCACAATATAATCTAGCTGGATGGTCTGATTTAAGATTTTTAATCCTTTTCAAACCATCTAGTATAGTCGGATCTTTAAACTTTACAGGTTCAAAGTCAAACTCAGGTTTCGGTGTCGCAGGCGCCGATTTTTTATATCTCTCTAAAAGGTATTGATCGTACATTTTAGGATCTACAAACTTTATAAAATTGGGTAAACTTTGTCCTTGTCCACAATTATGACATTTGAAAAACATATCATTCTTAACTCTATAGAAATATGCTCTTGCCTTTGTGCTAGATTTTTTAGAATCACCACAATGAGGACATCTAAAGTTGAATAGGTAATCTGTTTTTTTCTTAAACAAACCTAATCTACTTGATATATTATTAATAAATTTTAAATCAATATAACTCGACATAACACAAAACCAATATACTATATATCTGTTAAAAAGTCAAGTCTGGTTGATCGACTTCCACATAAAAAAATAGCACCGAGGTTTTCCAGCGCTGTTTTTGTTATAAAATCATTCCAGCTGGTGACTAGTTCATCATACTGATAATATATGAAAAATTCTTAGAAACGACCCATCCAACCACTATGGAACCACCTACAATTAGCCACTTCCATTTTTCAAGCATATTAACTCTACTTCCAATATCATTTCGTAATGCTTTAATTTCAACGAGTAATCTTTTTTCAACGTGTCCCATTTCTCGTTGTAGGTCTCTATAAACGTGGTCTATTTCCTCTGCCCTATCCTTTAGTTTAGTGAAAATAACATCATCTAACATTTCACTTCTTTGTAGTTTTTCTTCGTGGACGGCTAGCATAGATTTGATAGAGGTAGATACATCTGTCAGCTTATCAATGGCTGTGTCTAATTTTCCTTGTATGCTATTGACATTCTCTATGTCTTTAGTTATGGAGGCTAATTGTACTCGTATATCTGTGTTATCTGCCATAGTTTCTTTCTTGGTGGAATATTGTAGTTTATATTCCCGGTTGGGTGTACGCCGACAAGCGTCTTTATACTATTTTAACTCACTAATATTCCATAATTATTTAGTTTTATTTGTAGCTGTAGTGTAAATCTTAATCAATTCTTCTTTACCTTTAACTTTTATTTCACCAATCTTTTTACTTTTAATTGTTTTAGGCAACTGTTTCATAGTATGACTAGAATATATTGTTGGATAATCTTTATAATCCCCTCTACAAGCAGTTGCTTCTAATCTAGCAGCCAAATTAACAGCGTCACCAATTACCGAGTAATCAAATCTAGTTTCTGAACCCATATTACCTACAATAGCAATACCTGTATTCACGCCTGTACCAACATTAATATCGGGCAATTCTCTTTCTTTATATAATAGTTTAAGTTCTTTTACTTTTTTTTCTATCTCTATACAAGACTTGATTGCCATCTCAGCGTGGTTTTTCATATCTAAAGGAGCTCCAAATACCGCCATACAACAATCTCCCATATATTTATCTATCATTCCACCATTTTTCAATATTATCTTACTTACCTCATTTAGAAATTCATTAATCAATTTGACAAGTCCTTCAGGATCATCTTTGTTTTTATAGTATTCAGATATTGGAGTAAACCCTACAATGTCCATAAATAAAAAAGTCATTTCTTTTCTTTCTCCACCTAATCTTATTTTTTCAGGATTTTTTTGAAGTATGGCAACTTGTCGTGGGTCTAAATATTTTTCAAACTGTTTCTTAATTTGTTGTTTTAATTGAAACTCTAAAATAAATCTATTAAATACAGAATGAAATCCTACAATTGTTATAGTAATAATAATCCAACTTGCGTCTGATAATATAGAATATTTGTGGAATAGATAATACGAAGCATAGATAGTTGCCACATACATACCTATCATTTTAATACCTACAAACCAATAAGGAGTAAATCTTGTAAGTATTACAATTAACAATCCTACTACAACCGAAATAAGTAATTCTAAAAATAAACTATAATCATATCTATTGATTTGTTTACCATCTAATACTGTTTGAAGTGTGTTGGCAGTTATCTCATACATATACTTTTCTCCCAATGGTGTAGCAACAATAGAATTTAATCCTTCTGCTGTAGGTGCGACAATAACTGTACGACCTTTCCACTTGCCAACTTGGTCTATATCTGCTAAACTAATAGTTTCATACTCTTTATTCCATCTTAACCAGATACGAGCATTTGGATCAGTTTCAATTGTAGAAAACCCAGGAACTCTCATAGCAATAATACCACTAGGACCTGATTTAATTTGATAACTTGGTGCTTGAGTAGCTACTCGTATTACTTCAATGGCCATCGCTGGATAAGTTTCATTACCTATTTTCATTATCAAAGGTATACGCCTAATCACGCCATCTATTTCTGGTGCTGTATTGACTACACCTACTCCATCAGCGTTCTCTCCGAGTATAGGAATTGGTCCTAACATACCTTTCCATTCGAATAAGAACGGAAGAGGGTCACCTATTTTTGCTACCCCCCTTGGTACTGAATTTTTATTGATTTGATTGGTTCCTGTTTGAGCAATTACAACACCATTACCACGTATAGTTTCTGCTAATACAGCGTCACCACCTAGTCTATCTTCTTCTGCGAATAGAATAGGTAACACTATAATACCAACTTCAGCTTCTCTTAATTTAGTAATGATATTGGCAAGTACATCTCTTTTCCAAGGCCATTGTCCATACTTTTCTATGGCCTTTTCATCAATGGTTATAACACCTATGTCTTTTGATACTTCTTTCTTTTCTGATTGAAGTAATAAGTCAAAGGACTTTAATCGTAATATCTCTTTTACTTGTGGGTCTTTTAACCCTATAAATGTTAAAACAAATAAAGTTACAAAAGCAAATGTCCAGTGTGTTAATACTTTTTTTATCATTATATTTCAGTAGAATCTATAACTTTAATATCTCTGTAAGTTGTTGGTTCATAGAAGTATTGATCGTATATTGTTGGCACACCTATGAGTATGTTGAGTACAATTAGAATATAGATCAGGCGATTGAAGAACCTCTGTGTGTCCTCATCTATCTCTGGATCAATACGTCTATCTTTTATCATTTACCTTTTCAACTTCTGGTTTTCGCTTTATACCTTTACACTTTTCTCTTATCTCTTTAAACTCATCTGGTAATATTAGATTTTTATAACGAGAACACATTTTTAACATTTCTAATTGTTGTCTTATCAATGCGTTTTCA